TATTCAAGTGGATGGAGGTTTAAGATATAATCCAAACCAAGATTTATTAACAACTACATCTTCATACGCAATACAAGCATTAAGCTCTTCATTTGCTTCAACGGCTTCATATGTTAAAAATGCAATTAGTGCTTCATATGCTCCTGACACTACATTCCCATATACTGGATCTGCTATTATTTCAGGTTCGTTAATTGTAACAGGTTCACTAATAATAACTGGATCAAATACTTTAATAGGAACTAAAACAATTACAGGTAGTGTATTTATAACTGGATCTAAAACAATAATTGGAACTAATATCATTACTGGTTCATTATTTGTAACAGGTTCAACTACATTGTCCGGATCATTAAGAGGACAAGTATCGGCACTTTCAATTGCCTCAACTACTGCATCCCTTGATATATCAACAAATAACTTCTTTACTCTAACACTAGTAAACGGAGCAAATACTAATATTAATCCAACAAACATAAACCCAGGACAAACAGTAAATATTCGTGTAACACAAGGTTCCGCAGGTACAGGAACAGTAAGTTTCCCATCAATAGTAAAACAAGTAACAGGTTCTTTATATACTGGATCTGCGGTAGCAAATGCTATTGATATTGTTACAATGATTACATTTGATGCTTCAACAGTTTATGTAAGTTCTATAAGAAACTTAGTTTAATATGTTTACGCCATTTGCATTTATCCAAACACCTAAAGTAGTAGCAGGTTCTTCATTTGACCCGGATGCTCAAGCTTTTATTACTGCTGCAGCCATTACTGATTCAACCCAACAAACAGCAATTAATACACTTGTTTTAGGGTTAAAGGCTGATAATATTTGGACAAAGTTATATGCAATTTATCCAATAGTAGGTGGTACAGATTCAACACATAAGTATAATTTAAAAGATCCAAGAAACTTAGATGTTGCAAATAGATTATTATTTAATGGTGGAATAACTCATAGTTCTAATGGAATGTTATTTAATGGAACTAATGGATGGGCAGAAACAACATTAAGTAATGGTGTTAATTGCTACTCTTTTGGGTGTTATACAAGAAACTCTACAGATAATGATGGAGATTATATGGGATCTCAATATGCAATAAATTTTTATCCAGAAGATCCTGAAAGTAGTGATACTTATTTATCAGGCTATCATGTAAATTATGGTATTTATGAAATATCTGATCTTTATGGTATTCAATCTACTGCTAATACAATAAGAACAGGTTTATCATCTGTTGTTTATGATGCGGGACGACAAAAATTTTATAAAAATGGAGCATTAAAAGCTGATAATGTATCATATAGTGTTGGTTATGTACCTGGAGTACCATTAATTAATTTAGGTATTGGAGGAACAAACCCTAGTGGTGGTGGATATCCTTCAAATACTTTTTCTAATCAGCAAATAGCATTTGCATTCTTAGGGAGCTCTACATTAACAGCTACTGAAAATGCTAACCTATATACAAGAGTACAAGCATTCCAAACATCTTTATCTAGACAAGTATGATACAGGTAGGACTATTAACTGAGCAACAAAAAAATGAATTAGTAGGACAACAATATACTACTGATAGTTACTTCAATCCTATTCAAGATGCAAATGGTAATTGGGTAATTTCAGTAGAAGAGATTGCAGCAACTGATATATTATGGATTAAAGGTTTAGAACTTATTGAATATATAGTTAAACCTCAGCCAGAACCAAATCCTAAGTCTTTAAAATTAGTAGAACATCTCCCCAAAAACAATAATATTTAATGGTGTGACATATTTATAAATATAATATTAATAAATTATTAATAAATAAAAAACAAACATGGGAGCCACAGTATCACAACCAGCATCAACAAAAACAAGCACATTCGCAGTAATAATATCAGAAAATCAAGACTATAATACAGGCGTATTAACTACTAATGCATTAATTGATTATAAACTTTCAATAGTTAATAACGGCCCAAAACAATATTTGATTCATGCAAGTTCAGGTACAACTACCTTATCTAAACTAAACATGCAACTTAGTGAATTACCTTCCCCTATAGATCGTAGCATCCAAGTTGAATTAGATTTATATGTTAACTCCGGAGGTGAGAAAGTACACTTTGCAACCATATCTGAGGACAGTGAATTAGCTAAATCATTTATTGATAATGTAGGAGATGAATATCCATACATATTTGCTACTTGGGGAGTAGATAAGAAAACAAGAGAAGAAGGACCAATAAACCCAGTTAACATATACCTTATAGATGAAGCATCCATGGAAAGTGCTATTTCTGATAATGGAGGAGGAGATTGGGCAGATCAACAAATTGATATTGTAGATGTACAAGATCGTGTTTCTGAATTAGAAGGCATCATTAAATCAGCTCAAAACAAATTACAATCATATAAAAAGGCATCTTCTGAATCAGCGTTAAAAGGTTTAGGTATAGAACAATCGGAGACAATATTTGCAAATAATGGTATACCGATAGAGGTAGAAGATTTATATAATTTATATACAAAATTAGCAACATATACTACATTAACGGGTGATGTTAGAACCAAGTCAAACTTGATTGCAAATATATACAAAAATTATATGACACTTGTTGATATGATGGGTGGAGCAAAAGCTGGAGGTGGGGCTGTTTAAGCCGGTACTAAAGCAAATGTGTAGATACGTTTACAAAATCAAAAGCATATTTATATTAAAATAAGTTATAATGACAAAGACAGTTTTTACACAAGAGGAGATTGACCAAATTAAATTACTTCAAGACAAGTACAATACATTAGGTGTACAACTAGTACAGCTTAAGCTTGCAACGAAGAATGGCAAAGAGTACTTACAATCCCTAGAAGAACAGGAACAACTAGTAGAACAGCAGATTTTCGAAACAAACGTTGAAGAAAAGGAATTAGCTAGGGAATTAGACTCTAAATATGGGGAAGGATCTCTTAATGTTGAATCTGGTGAATTTACACCAAATTCTTAGCAAAAACAAGGTTTCGAGTTCCGTTGTGATATTTATATAAAACTTTAACAATTTATTACGACATGGCCGAAAGAATAGTATCACCAGGAGTATTTACAAACGAGAAAGACCTTTCGTTTTTACCTGCAGGAATTGCAGCGATTGGAGCGGCAATAGTTGGACCAACAATGAAAGGACCAGCGTTTGTACCAACAGTGGTAAACAATTTTAATGACTTTATTGCAAAATTTGGTGGATTAAGTGAAGAGACTTACGTACCTTATGCAGTTAAGAGCTACTTAAACAGCGCAGCTACTGTGACTGTTGTTCGTGTTCTTACTTCAGGAGGATATAATGCAAAAGCAGTTCACATCATTCACTCAAGTTCACTTGGGTCTAAATTAGTTGGTGTTATCATGCCATCTACTGCACTTGGATTCTCAACTGGAAACGGATTTGATAAATCTTATTTTACATCTTCTATCAGTGTAACTGGATCTAAAGGATTCTTTTTATCAGGATCAGGAGCAAATCAGCAAATATTAACAGCATCTGCTAACCCAGCAAGTGTGGATTCATTTACAAATGTATTAGGTACATCTGTGAAAGGAGCTAACAAAGGATATGTATATACCTACTTCAGTGACTTCTTAGCAACAACTGCAGGTTTATCAGGATCTGTTAGCTTTGATACAGGATCAACTACAGCTTTTGTGGATTACTCAAGCTCTGCATATGGAAACTATGCACCAGCTACAACTCCTTATATTACATCACAAATTATTGGAGGTAACAAATTACAACTTTTCAAAGTAATATCATTAGCAGACGGAACAGATACTAACACTTCTTACAAGATTAGTATACTTAATACGTTACTTCCAGGATCAGATCCAGGATCAGACTATGGTTCATTTACTTTGTTGGTTCGTGACTACAATGACACCGATCAAAGACCTATCATTCTTGAATCTTATACAAACCTAAATTTGAATCCAGATTCAGCTAACTACATTATAAGAAGAATTGGTGACAGATCATTCACAGTAGATGCAAGTGGAGTAGTAACTAGAATTGGTGACTATAATAATGTATCAAAATATATTCGTATTGATGTAACGGACGATGTGCAGAATAAGGCAATTAGTGCAAATGTTAAGCCATTTGGATTTGAAGCTTTAATTCAACCAATATCTTCTAGTTATTCAATGCCAACAGCTTCTGTAGTAAGTCAGTTAACACAAATTAACGGATCTTTTAATAGGAAGGCTTATTACGGATGGGATTATAACTCAAACGATAATGCTAACTTCTTAAAGCCTTTAGCTAAAGGAACAGTACAACTTGGAACTGGATTTAACTTAGATGAATGTTTTGTTCACCCAAGTGCATCTAAAGCAAACGCTAACTCTACATTCGTAGGAGGTTCAAGTGTTTCAGCTTCTGTATTTGTAGGACTAGATGTAAATAACGTACTTAAATTCAATGTCCCATTACAAGGTGGATTTGACGGAATGGACCCAGCAATACCTAAAAACGTAGGAGCAGCAATTACATCTGGAAACTTATTCGGAATGGATTGTAGTTCAACAACAACAGCAGGAGCAGCAGGATACATTAAAGCACTTAATGTAATCAATAATGCAGATGAGTATGATGTAAACTTAATTGTAACACCAGGAGCAACAATCGCAGATCACGCAGCAATCATCAATAAAGCAATTGAAGTTGCAGAAGATAGAGGAGATGCATTTGTAATCGCAGATCCGGTTATTCAAGGTCGTAGTGCAGCAGAAGCAATTGCAGCAGTATCTGATAGTGGAATTGATTCTAATTATGTTGGAACATACTGGCCATGGGTTAAAATCATGGATTCAGATAAAAACAAACCAGTTTGGGTACCACCTTCAGTAGTTGTACCACAAGTAATGGCATACAACGATACAGTAGCATATGAATGGTTTGCACCAGCAGGTTTAAATCGTGGTGGTATTGCAGAAGCAGTTGATATTGAATTAAAATTAAATCAATCTAATCGTAATGACTTGTATGAGAATAAGATCAATGCAATTGCAACATTCCCTAACCAAGGAGTTTGTATTTGGGGTCAAAAAACATTACAAGCTAAACCATCAGCTTTAGATAGAATTAATGTTAGACGTCTAATGATTACCTTGAAAAAATATATTGCAAGCTCTAGTCGTTACTTGGTATTCGAAAACAATACTACAACAACTCGTCAAAAGTTCTTAAACATTGTAAATCCATACTTAGAAACAGTTAAAGCTCGTCAAGGTCTTTATGCTTTCAAAGTAGTAATGGACGAAACAAACAACACACCTGATGTAATCGACAGAAATATCATGTACGGTCAAATATACTTGCAACCAGCTAAATCAGCAGAATTCATTGTATTAGACTTTAACATCCTACCAACTGGAGCATCTTTTGGAAACGCATAATACTTATTAGAAAAAAGACATGGCAAATTTAATTGAAAATAATGAAATGTTCTACACACCTTTCGAACCAAAGGTACAGAACAGATTTATCCTACAGGTAGATGGAATTCCTTCTTTCTTGTGTAAAAAAGTATCTCGTCCACAAATCGACTGTGGTGAGGTGATTATCAACCACATCAACGTTATCCGTAAACATAAAGGGATTTGTAAATGGGGTGATATCACAATCACTATGTATGATGCAATTGTTCCATCAGGAGCACAAGCAGTAATGGAGTGGGTAAGAACTGGTCATGAATCAGTAACTGGAAGAGATGGATATTCAGATTTCTATAAAAAAGATTTTGATATCTTCGTACTTGGACCAGTAGGTGATAAGATTGAGAATTGGAGTGTTAAGGGAGCTTACATTAAAACTGCACAGTTTGGTGATATGGCTTGGGAAACTGAAACTCCAGTAGAAATTGCACTTACATTAGGAATCGACTACGCAGTATTAAACTACTAATATAACGGCTTAGGACCGCTATAGTTGCGCAAGCAAATAAAATCCAAACAAAGTATCGCTACCGAGTTTGGATTTTTATTAAACAGAGACTATTTATATTAAACAACTAA